GTAGCGGTGGCAGATTGCTATAATTCGCCCACGATTTGATTCGTATTCTCGCCGGGGGTGTAGCTCAGTTGGGAGAGCGCGACGTTCGCAACGTCGAGGCCAGCGGTTCGATCCCGCTCACCTCCACCACTATTTAAAAAACCAACCACTCTCGGTTGGTTTTTTTTCGCCCGTTTCCCCCAGTGTTGGCGCGGGTTCGGGCTACGCTGCGAAGGACGCAGCCGCCTCGAACTGACCGGTTTCGGGCCCACTCTCGTTCTCTGTTCCCGCCCATTCTCTGTTTCTGCGAAGGACGCCGCCGCGCCCCCTCCAGCAATGACGCGGGTTTCCGGCTCCTTGTTCGTCAATTGACCTGGTCAGTCGATGGCGACTGCACCCAAACAACAGGTGAAGTTATGGGTGAGACTTTGACTGCTTTTTCTCTCGAAGCGCCTTTGCACGCTTCAATTCTTCGGACTTCTCCGGCAACTCGTAGAGTTGCTCCAAGGTATGTTCGACGATCTCAACAGCCAGCCGTAGTTCGTCGGTTGATGGGCGCGCAAGTTGGTGCACGGCATCGTTACCAAGGTAACGGTGCGCGTGAAGCGTTTCCGCACTCGTTTGAGTCAGCAGCCCTTTTTCTTGGAGCCCAGCTATTCGCCCGCGAAGATCCTTGTTCCGAACGATCTTTGTACCGCCTCCTTTGGCGGGCTCTTCAACGGGGCCATCCAAAATGCCTCGCTCGGCACAAATTCCTTCGACGATTGCCCTTAGACCAGCAGCACAAAGGGTGGGGCTGTCGTTGTTGAAGCAGTCAATTAGCTCGCTGTAAATCCTTCGAAGATTAGACGGCACGTTGTAATACGGCTTCGTAGGGAGTGTCTCCAGCCCTCGTTTTGGGTAAAGCCGTTCTGTTTCACCGCTATCTCCCGACATCGGGTCAGCGTCTTCGGAAAACCAACTTGTATGACGGAATGAAATCGATTCGCACCCGCCACACTGGATGATCTGATAGTGATCGACCCAGTTAACGCTCCACTCCTCGCCCTGGTCGTAGGCCTCACCATCCACATCAATTGAGGCTAGAACTTGGTGCTTAGTTGCCCCATTGCACTTGACGCACGGCACGGAAAATTTTTCAGACTTGGTCTTGTTTTCAGTTTGTTTGACGTCTGTTTTAGACATTTTTTCCTCCGTGACGGGATTGATTTCAACGGTTAATCATTTGTGACAGGTCGAACTTCCCAGGTGACAGAAATCTCCGGCCGATAAACCGCCTCGTTGCCGTGCTTGATGGCATCTTTGAGATGCTCGGCCATAGGTTTATCGTACTTCTCGATGTACTTGATGGCTCTGTTCACGGCATTGCGGAAGGCGTCCCGGACGTTTTTTCGCTTGTCTGCGACCTTCCGAAGCTTGCCTCCCTTGCCGACCGCGCCGGTGATAGCCGCCGCGATCTGAGCCAATTCTTCCTCGATCTCATCAATACGCTGGTGGTCACCCTCGTCCTCTGCTTCGGCCTTTTCGGTGAGCAACTCTTGGTATCTCCCACGATACTGATTGACGGCGGTACGGTCGGCCACGACACCGGCGTCACCCAGCGGCACCCCTGACGTGACCTGGTATCCCTCTTCGATCTCGTCGTGCTCCAGCCCGGTATTGGCAGCTGACTCAGCAGCGCCAATTGCACACCCGCATACAATCTCAAAGACCGAGGTCTCGCGCTCCGGGTATGCGAGCAACAGGTTGATGTATTCAGCACCCTTGTCCACGCCTTGGAGCAGGATGGTATTTCGACCCCGAGCCAGGAAGCGAGCTTCCCAAACGCCACCGCGTTTGCGGAAGATGTTGTCTGGCATCTTCTCCTTAGAAGCGACGGCTGGCACCGAGATTACTGAGCCGGACTCATAGACTGTCCGGAGCAGGCAGTCGCCCGGTAGCGTCCGTTCGCGGATCGCCGTGATGTTGCGGCTTACCAGTTCATCGAGGGCACCGGTCACTTCAGTGGCATGCCGCTTGTAGAGATCGAACACCCGTTGTGCCGCTTGTGCCGTGCTGCCATCGATGTATCGGAAGACTCGATTCACCTCGGCATAGCTGGCAAGAAACTGCGAAACATCAGTCAGTGACTTCACCTGATTGGCCCGCTCAAGATAGGCGGCCGCCATGATCTTGTCGTCACCCTTGTCCCGGCTTTGGGTAAACACATCGACCTTGTAGTGCTCGGAAGGATCGTACTGATCGGCTTTTGCCGCGACGACGGCGAATCGACGGTCGATGCATTGTGAGCAGCCGCCGCAATGGGTGTGCTGGTTCGTCATCTCCCAGGTGTGCGTGCAGGTCATCGAGTGAGCGATCAGATCTGCGCAGCCCGCCTTGGTGATGACCTCGACCACATCGGCCTTGGTCTTCCAGATGAACGGATTCTCGATGGTGAAGGGCTCGCCAGCCACCAGCGAGATGATGTCCTCAAAGCCCTTCATCACTTTGGGATGTGTCGTCCGCGTCGCCCTGCCACCGGCGACTTGGGCGCACACAGGCAAATTCAGGCTGATCACTCCGTTTTCGTAGAAGCGAACGCTTTTGAGCCCGATCATCTTGGCGATGGTTGCACCAATCGACATGTACAGGAAGGATCGACTGCGCTGGGTGTATTCGTGGTTCAGACCTTTGGTCTTGTGGACACGGACGCTGATATGGCGTGGCGCGTTGTCCCCGGCCTTCGCCGCTAGAAGCGATTCCATGTTGCGATGCCGGTTGTTGAGCTTCGGCGTCGATTTGTGCGTCACCAGAACCACGCGGCGTTTCAGCGTCAAGACTTCCTCAATCGCGCCTGCCAGAGAATCCAACCCGCCGGAGAACATCACTACCTGTTCGGGAAGGCCGAACAACTTCTGGGTATCGTTGAATTCGAGATATTGCTGGATCGTGTGATCTTGATCCATCTTGACGAAGTCGAACTGGTAGTTGTCGTCGGACAGGAACCCCAAGGTCGACCGCAGCGTCTCAAGAACTTCGGGTTGCCGCCAGAAATCGATCTTGCGCACTGGCACCACGAAGTGCAGATCGCGCCGCCAGCCATCCCCAAAGCTATCGACGTCATCCGCACCACGCTTGATCGCTTGGTCGGCACTGTAGACGTAGGTGGCGATTTCCAGCAGGTCGTGAAACTGCGTGGGTACATTACCGAACATCTTGCTGTGGATGTCCTCAATGCGCAGCGTGATGTTGCCGTGACCCTCTTTGCCGGAAAGCCGCAACCGCAAATCGCGCTTTGGGTCTTCGCTGAAACCCTTGGCCGAAGCGTTGCCGCAAAGGATGTACCGCTTATCTTGCATCGCTACGTGCTCCTGCCTTCAATTCATCTTTCATTTTCTTCAGCGCGAAGCCAGCGAAACCGTTAGATGACTTTCTGGAAATATCTCCGCTTTCCTCGAAGCGGTGCTTGGAAAACCACTCGGCTGAAAACTTCTCCACAATCAGCGACGCTTCCCGCGTGTGGGTCTGCAGGGCGGAATCAAACTGGGCTTTTTGATTCATCGTTGCAAAACGCATACCTTCACCAAGCTGGGTGTTCAAGCTTTTGCTCAGGAAATATTGCAGACTCTCGTTCGCCAGCCGGGCAAAGAATCCCCGCGAAAACTCCCCGAACTCCTTCTGCTTTCCCAGCGTCGAGAGCGCAGCCCGCATCGTGTCCGGATCGGATGGAAATAGAGAATGCAGCTTGGGCGATAACGTATCGATGACAGCCCCGGTCAGTGCCCTCGCGGCCAGTTCCCCCAGGTCTGATCGTTTACCGGATGCATCTGTGGCTCGATCAAGGGCTTCGGAAATCGCGGTCGTTACATCCGGCAATGTGGCTTCCCGGGGCAGCGAGATTCCAACGGAATTCAGGTGAGCCAGGATGTCGGGCTTCTTGGCTGCGATGGCCAGCTGTGTCATCAGCCAGACCGCCTCGGTGTATCCCAGGTCATTCATCACAAAGGAGAACGCGGATTCAGCGGCGGAAATAGTGGCATTGGCCACTTGCGGCACGTCAGCACCCGCAGCGATCAGGCCGACGACCTCCTTCCACGCTTTTGACCTCGGCAGCAATCCAAGCCGGACATGCCCCATGCAGAGCCCCCCTTTACGTCGTGTTAAGCCTCCCTGCCATCAATCAATGCGTTTGACGACGACGATGCTCCGTGCCTTTTTTTCTTCTTTCCTCAAATACCCCTTGCGTACCAACTGCGCGATCTGTTCGTGGGCGCTGGCGTGGCTGATTCCCAGCACCTCGGCCAGTTCCTTGACGGTGGGCGGCAGGCCCGTGCTATCGAGGATTTGGCAGATCGCTCTCAGCGTTCTTGCCTGCGGCTCCGTAATGCCTTCGGTCTTTTGCTTGCTCATGGCATTGCTCCTCGCCAATTGCGTAAATATATGACCTGATGAACATCAGGTCAATGGAGGCGACCCCGGTCAGAAATTCGCTCTCGACCGACTACGGACGAGACGTGCGCCGCCAGTCCCATGGCGCAACCGGCTCGACGTCGTGCCAAAGACCGGTGTGACTGGCCCGTGCCTCTTGTTCGGCAAAGCCCAAGGCGGCCAGAAATGCCATCAAGAATTTGTTCGTAATCTCGCTCACCCCTGCTGATGCGCTCCCAAACGGGATACTCCGACCGCCTTGCGCGCATATTCTTCGTGACGGTCTGATTACTTTACTGGATGCCGAAATGACCGTCGAACAAACCCTCCCTGAATTGATGTCTCCACGACAGCGGGCGCGTGAGGCCGCAGAAATCATCGCAGCCGCCATTGCCCGCCTGCATTCCACCCGGCCTCGCGATAGCGATATTCCACTTGGCTTCTCGCCACCCGAGCGCGTTCATACAAACCCCTCTACAGAAGGAGTTTGCAAATGAATATACCGATAAACGGCCCGTCCCCGGCGGCGCAAATTGCCAATCTGCCCAGCCTGGCCATGAATGATCTGTGGGCGCATTGGGACAAGTATTTCCCGCGCCGCCCACCGCACAACAACCGCGCCTACGTCGAAGGCCGCGTCGCCTACAAGATTCAGGAGGAAGCGTTGAGCACCAAGCTGACTGTGCAGACCCAGATGGCCCGCATCGGCGAAGCCCAATCCAACATCAAAACGCAGCGCGGCGTCGAGGTCCAGGTCGTGCCCGGCACGGTGCTGGTACGCGAGTTCGACAGCCGCGAGCACCGCGTGACGGCGCAGGCCGATGGCACCTTTGAGTACGAGGGCCGCCGTTACAAGAGTCTGTCCGCCGTAGCACGCCACATCACCGGCACCCAATGGTCTGGGCCGCTGTTCTTCGGAATCATCAAGGGCAAATCGAAGCGAGGTGCGAAATGACCGCCGTCGTGACCAAAAAGCGATGCGCCGTCTACACGCGCGTTTCCACGGACGAGCGTCTCGACCAGTCCTTCAACTCCCTCGATGCCCAGCGCGAGGCGGGCCAAGCCTACATCGTGAGCCAGCGCACTGAGGGCTGGATGCCTGTGGGCGACGACTACGACGACGGCGGCTACTCCGGCGGCAACATGGAGCGTCCGGCGTTGAAGCGCCTGATGGCCGACATCGCCGCCGACCAGATCGATATCGTGGTGGTCTACAAGATCGACCGCCTGACGCGCAGCCTGGCCGACTTCTCCAGGCTGATCGAAGTTTTCGAGCGGCACAAGGTGTCGTTCGTTTCGGTGACGCAGCAGTTCAATACGACCACCTCGATGGGGCGGCTGATGCTCAACATCTTGCTGTCCTTCGCCCAGTTCGAGCGCGAGGTCACGGGCGAGCGCATCCGCGACAAGATCGCGGCCAGCAAGCGCAAGGGCTTGTGGATGGGCGGCTACACGCCTCTGGGCTACGAGGTCAAAGACCGCAAGCTCATCATCGAGGAAAAGGACGCCGAGATCATCAGGCGCATTTTTACGCGATTCACCGAAGTGCGTTCTGTCACCGATATCGTCCGCGAAATTTCTCTCGATGGCATAACCACCAAGCCCAACCGTTTGAAGAACGGTGGCGTGCGTAACGGTACGCCAATGGACAAGAAGTACATCTCCAAGCTGCTGCGCAACCCGATCTACGTTGGTGAGATCTGCCACAAGGACGCAGTTTTCGCGGGCCAGCATGAGCCAATCATCAGCAGGCAACTTTGGGATCGGGTGCAGGCCATCCTGGCCGAAGATGCGCACGAGCGGATGGGTAAGACCCAAACCCGGCACAAAACCGATGCCCTGCTGCGCGGCCTGATGTACGGGCCTGACGGCGGCAAGTACCACATCACCTATAGCAAGAAACCTTCGGGCAAAAAATACCGCTACTACATTCCCAAGGCGGACAAGCGGTACGGCTACCGCAGCAGCAGCACCGGGATGATTCCGGCCAACCAGATCGAGGAAGTGGTGGTGAACCTGCTGGTGGGGGCACTCCAGTCGCCGGAGAGCATCCAAGGGGTCTGGAATGCTGTCTGCGACAAATATCCGGATATCGACGAACCGACCACCGTGCTGGCAATGCGCCGCCTCGGCGACGTCTGGCGGCAACTGTTCCCTGCGGAGCAGGTGCGCCTAGTCAATCTGCTGATCGAGCGTGTCCAGTTGCTCTCCGACGGCGTGGACATCATCTGGCGTGAATCCGGATGGCGTGAACTGGTCGGGGAACTGAGTCCGGACACCATCGGCGGCGAGCTGTTGGAAATCGAGGGGGCATCGTGAATCGATCATCCAAAGAACTGATCGGCGACGGTCTCCCTCACGAACGCCGCCATCCACTGGAAACTGGCGGCGTGCGGATCACCACCTTTGTGCCTTTCCACTTCAAGAAGCGGGGCATCAAGAAGGTGATCGTCGCCCCGGAAGGCGTCAGCCAGCCGGTTGCCGTCACCGCGTCGCCCGTGCTCACCCCCGAGCAGGATCAACCTCTGCTTAAGGCGATGGGGAGGGGCATCTACTGGCAGCAACTGCTCGATACCGGGGCGGCGGCCACAACTATGGAAATTGCCGAGCGCGAGGGCATCCACCGCGCCACGATCAACGAAATGCTGCGACTGGCGCTTCTCGCCCCAGACATCGTCCAGGCCGCCTACAACGGAACACTTTCTCGGGCGGTGTCGCTGGAGGCCATTCTGCGAGCCAAGGTGCCTTTTGACTGGGATGAGCAACGCCGGTTGATCGCGTCACTCGGCTAGCGGATGGCCGAGAAAAAAAGTTTTCCGCTACGCCAAATGTAGCTGTTGCTACGCCGGATGTAGCGCCTTCCCCGATGAAGGCGTGAAACGGCATTAACGGCCAGTACAGGACTGGCCACCGCTCACGCCCCAATCCCTGAATGGGAAAGGAGCATGGCAATGGCCTATTCAATGGCAATGTCCCCAGGCTTCGGTGGAAAACCGGGCCTCAATTCCGGCGTCGGGTTCAACTCGAAGCCTTCCCCTCAAATTTCGGCATTGTCCGAGCGCCGCTTCCTGAGCGAAGTCGAACTGGCGAGCCGCTGGGGCATGTCCCCCAAGACGCTCACGCGCTGGCGCGGTCTTGGCCGGGGCCCGGTCTTCAATAAGTTCTCGAAGAAGGTGGCCTATCCCTTGGACGGCGAGAACGGCGTGCTCGATTACGAGAAACGCCACCTCTACGTCTCGACCTCCGAACGTGTACCGGGTTGAGGAGATGACCATGAAAGACCTTACCCACTATCCAGCAGACCTCGCCAGCATGACGGTCGCCCAACTGGTGTCCTTGCCGATTCGTGACTTCATGGAGTCCGAAGGCCACGTCGACGAGGCCATCACATACCTCAAACAACTGCGTACCAAGCTGGATGCAGCCAAGGCGCAGCGTTTTAGCGAGCAGGCCCGCGTCGTATTGCGGGAAGCCGGGCGCGATTTCGGTACCGCCCACATCAGCGACGGCCCGTTACACGTCAAGTTCGAGTTGCCCAAGAAGGTCAACTGGAACCAGACGATCCTGAAGGAGATTGCCGAGCGCATCGTGGCATCGGGCGATAAGGTCGAGGACTACATCGACATCAAGTTGTCGGTGTCCGAAACCCGTTACACGAGCTGGCCAACGACGCTGCAGCAGCAATTCGCCGCCGCACGCACGGTGGATGAAGGCAAGCCGATCATCACTCTGACCATCGACGGGGAGGCGGCATGAAAAAGCTCCCCATCGTATCCGCCATCGAGCGGATGGCAGAACGCAAAGGTGTGAAGCTACTGATGCTCGGCAAATCCGGCATCGGCAAAACCACCCGAATCAAAGATCTCGACCCGGCCACGACGCTGTTCATCGATGTCGAGGCAGGTGATCTAGCCATTGCCGACTATCCGGTTGACACCATCCGCCCGGCATCGTGGCCGGAGAGCCGCGATTTCTTCGTCTTCCTCGCGGGGCCAGACAAGTCGCTGCCCCCCGAGACTGCATTCTCGCAGGCTCACTACGACCACGTCGTCGAGAAGTTCGGTGACCCGGCACAGCTCGATCGTTACCAGACCTTTTTCCTCGACTCGATCACGCAGCTCTCGCGCCAGTGTTTCGCATGGTGCAAGACACAGCCGGGTGCCACCAGCGACCGCTCCGGCAAGCCTGATCTGCGCGCTGCCTACGGATTGCTCGGGCAGGAGATGGTCGGTGCGCTGACCCACTTGCAGCATGCACGGGGCAAGAACGTGGTGTTCGTGGCCATCCTCGAAAACCGAGTTGATGACTATGGGCGCAGCATCTTTGCACCCCAGATCGAGGGCAGCAAGACCAGTCTCGAAATCGTCGGAATTGTGGACGAGGTCGTGACGCTGGCCGAGATCAAGGCCGAGGACGGCACGTCCTACCGCGCCTTCGTCACGCATACCGTCAATCCCCACGGCTTCCCGGCCAAAGACCGCAGTGGTCGTCTCGACCTGCTGGAACCGCCGCATCTCGGCGCGCTGATCGCCAAGTGCGCATCTGCCGCGTCTGTCACCCCGACCACCACCGAATCCAAGGAGTAATTGCCATGTCGTCCAATTATTTTGATTTTCAGGATGCTGATCCCCAACAGTCCGGCTTCGATCTGATCCCCAAAGGGGTCATCGCTCCGATGCGCATGACCTTCAAGCCGGGCGGCCATGACGACGCGAGTCAGGGCTGGACGGGCGGCTACGCTACCGAGTCATTTGACACCGGAGCGGTCTATCTCGCCGCCGAATTCGTCATCACCGGCGGCGAGCACGCCAAACGCAAGCTGTGGTCGAACATCGGGCTCTACTCCCGCAAGGGGCCGACATGGGGCCTGATGGGACGCAGCTTCATCCGTGCTGCGCTTAACAGCGCCCGTAATGTCCATCCACAGGACAACAGCCCGCAGGCCACCGCCGCGCGCCGCATCCAGGGCTTTCACGAACTGGATGGCCTTGAGTTCCTGGCCCGCGTGGACATCGAGAAGGACAGCAATGGCCAAGACCGCAACGTGGTCAAGGTCGCGGTCGAACCAGACCACCCTGATTACGCCAAGTTGATGGGGGTGCCACCCAAAACAGTCGATGGTGGCACTTCCGGCGCTCCAGCGCATACGGCTCCTGCTTACGCGGCACCGTCCCAGCAACGCGCACCCGTGACGGGCAAACCGTCTTGGGCACAGTGAGGAGATGGCCATGAACACATCCGTCCTCACTGCCAGCCACTACGGCGTCGTGCATTTCGGCGATCTCGACTGCGAAGCTGTTGTGCTAACCAACGGCGAACGCGGCTACGTCCAGCGCCAACTGGCTCGTGCTCTGGGTCTGCGCGAAAAAAGTCCGGGTACGCAGATTGGCACTTTGATCCGCGAATTTGCAGCTAAGTCTTTGTCAGAGTTCGAGAAAAAAGGGTACGCAAAGGTACGTCTGCCCTCGGGGCAGACAGGTACATTCTTTCCGGCAGGGATTGTGGGTGATGTGGCGCTCGGCGTCATCGATGCCGCATTGCTCGGGCAGCTGCATGCCAAGCGCCAGCACCTCATCCCCAACTGCCGCAAGATTCTGTCGGCTCTGGCGGTCACCGGCGAAACCGCGCTGATCGACGAGGCGACAGGGTTCCAGTACCACCGTGCACCCGACGCGCTGCAGGAATTGCTCTCAAAGCTTCTTCGGCAATCCTGCTCATCGTGGGAGCGGCGCTTCCATCCCGACTACTACCGCGCCTTATACCGACTTTTCAATTGGCGGTATCAGGGACACGAGCAGAACCCGCCACACGTCATCGGCCAGATCACGCTGCGCTGGGTATACGGCCCGGTGCTGCCGGAGGATCTGCTGGGTGAGATCCGCAACCGCAAGGGTATCTCGCAGAAGCACCACCAGTGGTTGTCCGACCAAGGCCTCGCACATCTGGAATCGCAGATTCACGCGGTCACAGCCATTGCGCGCAGTTCTATGAGCTACCCCGACTTCAAGCGCCGATGCGAGGCAGCCTTCGCTGGTGCAGCCCTGCAATTGGGTCTGCTGTTCGATGAGTTCGAGGAGGAAGCGTGAAATGTTGGATATGCAAACGCCAAGCACGCGGCTACGGGTACTCGGACGGCCGATTCAAGACAGTCGACCCGCACCGTTACCCCATCGACTGGGTGTTCTGCTCGCGCCGCTGCCAGGACACATTCCACCTACTCTACGGCAATTGGCTGCGCGCCAAAGAAGGCCGAATCGATATCAAGGAGGTCGCCATGATCGATCCGTCTGATATTGAGCTTGTCGCGATGAAGCATTGCCTCAAGGCCTTCGGCGAGGCGGCGGGCGAGATCGGCTTTGCCAAGCCGCTGGGCGACTATTCCGAAGCCGAGGCACTGCGGGTGATCGACGCCATCGTTACCTGCTGGTCGGACGCGATGGTCGCGCACCACGAGCAGAGCAAGTTCCCGCCCGTGCGGGGCTTGCCGCCGATGCCCGATCCCTTGTCGCCAGACAGCGCCAATCCCTTCGCCGATCTGGAAGACGACCTGCCGTGGGATGAACCGAAGGGGGAAAAGCCATGATGGACTTCAACTCCTCATCGAGCATTGCAGGCCAAGTCACTGCCTTGATCAACGCAGGAATGCAGCAGGCCCGTGCAAGCCAGCCCGAGCGCCAGTACCTCGGTGCCTCACGTCTGGGTGTGGCCTGCGAGCGCGCGCTGCAGTTCGAGTACGCCAAGGCATCCGTCGACCACGGGCGAGATATCCCCGGGCGGATGCTGCGCATCTTCGAGCGTGGCCACGTCATGGAGGACTGCATGGGCGCGTGGCTGCGGGATGCGGGGTTTGACCTCCGCACCCGCAAGGCCGACGGCGAGCAGTTCGGTTTCTCGGTGGCTGACGACCGCCTGCAGGGCCACATCGACGGCGTCATCGTCGGTGGCTACGAGGGCTTCGCTTATCCCGCACTCTGGGAATGCAAATGTCTCGGCAACAAGTCGTGGAGCGACTTGGACAAGAAGGGACTGGCGATTTCCAAGCCCGTCTATGCCGCGCAAGTAGCTATCTACCAAGCCTATCTCGAACTGCACGAGCATTCGGCGATCTTCACGGCGCTCAACGCTGACACGATGGAGATCTACACCGAGCTTGTGCCATTTGATTCCGCCCTGGCCCAGCGCATGTCTGATCGAGCGGTGAAGGTCATCACGGCAACCGAGGCAGGAGAGCTTCTACCGCGCGCCTTCAATGACGAGACCCATTTCGAATGCCGGATGTGTGCGTGGCAAGTCCGCTGCTGGAGGAAAACGCTATGAAGCATTTCTATTCACAAGTACAGGCAGTGGAGCCGATGGTCGGTGCGCAGCACGCCGCACGCACATTGGCTCTGCCGCTGCATTTCTTCACCAAGCCTAGCAGCCGCGCTTCAAAGCGTATCCCGCACTATCGGGTCGGCCAGATGGTTCGTTTTCGGATATCGGAACTCTCCACATGGGCGACGACGCAGGGAGGCACTGCGGATGCTTGACTTCAATCACACCCCGCAACCCACCGAAAACAATCGCGACGCCGAGCGAGAGGAACTGCGCGCCGAGTTGCTCGCACGTGTGGAATCGGTCCTGGCCACACTGTTCCCTGCGGGTAAGAAGCGCAAAGGGAAATTTCTCATCGGCGATGTGCTTGGCAATCCCGGCGATAGCCTCGAGGTCGTTCTCGATGGTGAAAAGGCCGGGCTGTGGACCGATCGTGCGACCGGTGATGGTGGTGACATCTTCGATCTCATCGCGGCCCACTTGGGCGCCAATGTGCAGACGGATTTTCCGCGTGTCCTTCAGCACGCGGCAGATCTGCTTGGCCAAGCACCACCGACGCCGTCCCGGAAGACCAAGAAAGATCCACCCGTCGATGATCTTGGTCCAGCCACAGCGAAATGGGACTACTTCGACGCGGCCGGTAGCCTGATCGCAGTTGTTTACCGCTACGACCCTCCCGGTCGCAAGAAGGAATTCCGGCCGTGGGATGCCAAACGCCGGAAGATGACGCCACCCGATCCGCGTCCGCTTTACCATCAGCCGGGCCTGGCATCGGCTGGCCAGGCTGTGCTGGTGGAGGGCGAAAAATGCGCGCAGGCACTCATCGATGCGGGCGTCACTGCCACGACGGCGATGCACGGCGCGAATGCCCCGGTGGAGAAAACCGACTGGTCGCCGTTAGCAGGCAAGTCCGTGCTGATCTGGCCTGACCGCGACAAGCCGGGCTGGGATTACGCGACGCAGGCAGCGCAAGCCATCTTGTCGGCGGGCGCGAAATCCTGCCACATCCTATATCCGCCAGAGGAAGCGGCTGAAGGATGGGATGCGGCCGACGCCATCGCCGAGGGCTTTGACGTTGCGGCATTTCTCGCACATGGCCCACGCCTGCAGATGCACGACATCACCGTTGATGCCGATCCTGTGGCCAGCAGCGACGAGTCGGTCTGGGGTACGGAGGATGCACTGGCGCTGGGCTTCACCCGACGCTACCACCGCGACTGGCGTTACGTGGCGACCTGGGGCCGCTGGCTGGTGTGGGATGGCAATCGCTGGCGTACCGAGGACACGCTGGCCGCCACTGATCTGATCCGCAGCGTTTGCCGGCATGCCGCCGTGCGTGCTGAGAATCCCAAGGTGGCCGCCAAGCTTGCGAGTTCGAGCACGGTCGGCGGCGTGGAACGGTTAGCACGAGCGGACCGCAGGCATGCTGCCACCACCGAAGAGTGGGATGCCGACCCCTGGCTGCTCAACGCCCCGGGCGGCGTGGTCGATCTCAAGACCGGCAGGCAGCGTCCACATGACCGCGCTGACCGGATGACGAAAATCACCACGGCCACACCCGGGGGTGACTGCCCGATTTGGCGTCAATTCCTCGACGAGGTCACGGGTGGTGACAAAGAGTTGCAGAGCTACTTGCAGCGAATGGTCGGTTACGCACTCACCGGCTCGACGCGAGAGCATGCGCTGTTTTTCTTGTACGGCACGGGCGCGAACGGCAAGTCGGTGTTCGTGAACACGCTGGCCACCATCCTCGGTGACTACGCGACCAATGCGCCGATGGACACGTTCATGGAGACGCGCACCGATCGGCATCCGACCGATATGGCCGGTCTGCGTGGGGCACGCTTCGTGGCAGCCATCGAAACCGAGCAGGGGCGACGCTGGGCCGAATCGAAGGTCAAGAACCTCACCGGGGGCGACAAGATCTCAGCGCGTTTCATGCGCCAGGACTTCTTCGAGTTTTTCCCGCAGTTCAAGTTGTTCGTGGCGGGCAACCACAAGCC